AAAGAGATACGATTATGGATATCTGAATATGAAACTTCGAGAGATTCTGCTTTATTATTTGAATCACAAGGGAAACATAATGAAGAAAAACCGGCAACAAATAATGAATTATTGGTGGATGCATCCGCAACATCAAAAAAAACAACTCAGGAATTAAAAATAAGTTTAGCTGAATTACATCAATGTGAAGTTATTGGACAGGATGCAATTATCACTATAGAGAATGATAATAAGAAGATTAAAGGAATAGATAAAAAAATAGAGGAAATAAATACAGATGCACAAATGGCACAAAAACTGTTGAATCGTTTTATGAAAAAAATTTACACAGATAAATTGATATGGTGTTTTCTGTGTATTATTGCATTATTGATAGTGATCATAGTGTTGGCTAAGTATCATATCATAAAGTTTTAATTTTATTTATTTTCATATGATCTTTGTTATAACCTTTTTTTACCATATATTCCATATTCAAATATTTTGAGAGTATTTTTACAATCTGCTAAACCACTATGCTGTCTACCTTCAAATTGTGTACCAATATGTTCCAGAAACTGTATTAAACCAAATTTTTTACCAATTTTAAATATTTTGGTGAATTCTTTTTTGATATCAACATATTTTGAATATATTTCTGCAGGTTTGATGTTGTATCTTTTAAATTCATTGACAGCAAAATTTTCCATGTCCATTTCTGTGAATGTCATAATGACAAAATTATGTTTTTCAACTTCATTATTAAAATCTGGAATATTGCATTTTAACCATTGTAAATGTCTTTGGAGAGCTTCTGCAAAATTTACACCATTATCTACTTGCTCTTGTGTTATACCTGTTAATTTTATGCAATAATCTGACAAAATTGGATTATCTTTGGGCAGACAATAGAGTTGAAACTCCGAAATATATGTTACTGACCCATCACATATTTTAACTAAAACACTTGGAAATTCTATGATTTCATGTGGTACATATTTTTTATTGTCACATGTGGCCTCAAAATATAGTGCACAAATATACATTGATAAAAGAATATCATATACTTATCATTTAGTTTTTGGACCTGCAGAAAGAAAATAGTTTACATTTTTTAATTGGTTTTACTAAATCAAAAGTTTGAACAGATGAAGTTTTAAAACTTGTTTGTGCGGCTAACAATTGTTGCACTAATGTAATAAATATTTGATCAACATTGTAATTGGTTTTTATACTTGATTGAATGAATGAACAAGTTGTGAAGTTTTTGGGATTAAATATTGATGCATCAACGTATGGCTCTGTTGGTTGAGTATGCTTAATATCATATTTATTGGCAACAATGATGGTTGGAATAGTGGGTGAATTTTTTGATTGTACCAGTGCTAACCATTTTTTAATATTTTTCATGGATGACAGGTTAGTAATATCAAACATAATAACACATGCATCAAGATCACTAATATATGGATTAACAAGATTGACAAATTTATCACCACCAGTAATATCCCATATTTTAAGTTTACAAAACCAGCCATCAACATAAATTATTTTTGTTCTGCAGTCAACACCAATTGTGGGAATATAGTCATAACATGATCGATTGTCAGCAAATTTTTCTAATAATGCTGTTTTACCAACTCCAGTGTCACCAAATAAAGCAATTTTATATTCGCGATGGTACATTCCTATACACCTTAACAAGATAAAATCATATCTAAATCAACTATTATCTTTTCACTTTTTTTAATAAAATTTGATTTATTTAAATATTCATGATAATTGTGATATAGAGCCAGACTATTAAGAAATGGCAAATACACATGTTGAATGTGATAAAATAGAATTAACAGTAAAACAAGAAGATGATTTTAGTGCATGGTATAGACAAATTGTATTTAACACAAAATTATTGGAACATTATGACATTGCAGGATGTTATATTATGCTGCCCACCTCGATGGAAATATGGGAGCATATACAACAAAGATTAAACAATATGATTAAGAAAATGAATGTACAAAATGTATATTTTCCTATGTTGATTACAGAACATAATTTAACAAAAGAAAGTGCACATATAGAAGGATTCAAACCTGAAGTGGTGTGGGTTTCAAAAAGTGGTAAAGAAGAAACTGAAAATAAGTTAGCAGTTAGACCAACTAGTGAATGTGCATTCTACCCAACATTTGCAAAATTAATTAGAAATTTTACAGATCTTCCTCTCAAATGGAATCAATGGTGTAATGTAATGAGGTGGGAATTTACATCAGCCACTCCATTTATCAGAAGCAGAGAATTTTTATGGCAAGAAGGACATTGTGCATTTGAATCAGATATGGATGCACATCAAAATACACAAGATGTCTTAAAAATGTATGAAAGAATTTATAATGAGATGTTGGCAGTTCCTGTTATTTTGGGTAAGAAGGTTGAAAGTGAGAAATTTGCAGGTGCAACATCAACATTTACTGTAGAGACATTTATACCAGCTGCAAAAAAAGCAATTCAGTGTGCAACTGCTCATAATCTGGGACAAAATTTTTCAAAAATATTTGATATTAAATTTCAAAAAATGGATGGAACAATAGATTTAGTATATCAAACATCATGGGGTTTTACTACCAGAAGCATTGGCACTATGATAATGACACATTCAGATAACAATGGTTTAGTTTTACCTCCCACAGTTGCCCCTATTCAAATAGTTATAGTTCCAATAAAGTATGTTAAACAACAAGAAATAACTGATTCTATCATTTTGATGGCATATAAATTAAAAGAATTATTAGAACCTCAATTTAGAGTCCATGTTGATGATTCAGATAGGAAACCGGGGTGGAAATTCTATCATTGGGAAGCAAAGGGTATCCCTGTTAGAATTGAGATAGGACCCAAAGATTTTTTAAGTAATCAAGTAACATTGTTTAAAAGATATTTATTAGCCAAAACTATTGTTCCAATCAGCGAAATAACTATTGATAACATGGTTCACATATTAGATGACATTACAAAAAATATGCTTATCCGGGCAACCACAAAATTGCACAAGACAATTAAATATGTTGATAATGTTGAAGAATTAAAAGCAGATAAAAATTTTTGCTGTGTGTATATGTGCAATAGTGTAGAATGTGAAATTTATTTGAGAAATATGTTAACAAGAAAGCCAATTTGTCAACCATTAGATCAGAAAATTGGACCTTGTATTGTTTGTTCAAAAGATGGTATAAATACTTATTTTGCAGACACTTTTTAAATTAGGGATTTTATTCGATGTAAGAATATATGCTCATCACATTGAACCATAAAATGAGCTATTAAAAATGAAATATTATGATAAAACAATAGGAACCATTATACTTTTCATATTGTGTTTTTTATTTATTTTATTGATTTATGTGATAGGATACTATTATCATAAAATCAATAAAATAAGAATCAATGTAATAATTATATGATGGACATTAAGCATTTATTATTACATCATATAGTTAGCATTGATTCTTATTTTATTGATTTTATGATAGTTCCTGTACATGCTTTTTAAAACTATGGATTATATTTTTACATTTTTTCTAAATCCAAATAATAAAAATTGATAATCCATCATTTAAAATCTATTATTCATATCAATAACTATCTCATATTTATGAATAAGCTGTGTTTTCTAAAAGGGTGTGCTATGATAGATTGTACACCTAAAAATATATTGGATCTAATTGAAAAAATGTGTTCTGTTCCAACAAAAGATTTAGAGGAACAAAAGAAAAGGGATTCAAATCATTACCATATGACAGTTATTGATCCAACAGAGATGACACCAGATGTCACCAAGATTGCAAAACAATATGAAAATCAGACTGTTGAATATTATGTATTGGGTTATGGTACAACTCATGGCTGTCATTATTTGGTGTGTACTAGTCCACAGGCTGATGGTATCAGAAAAAAATGTGGATTAGCAGAAAAAGATTTTCACATTACAATTGGATTTGATACACATGATGTGCATGATGTTAATAAAGGATTAAACACAGTTGTAAGATGGAATGATGAATGGATAACAATGTGTATTGCTAATCCATCATTATATCCCAAAAAAAGGTATGCACAATATCAAAAATGCTATGAACATGATGATACAAATCCAAGTGTAATTTATGCATATGCTAAAAGTTTGGGTGATATGAAAGAGTATGATTTAAGTCTACTAATGGCAGAATCACTATTGGCATATGATGATTTCAAGTGGAAAGGTATGTATATTATATTCAAAATTAAAAAATGTCAAAATATTATCAATGAAAAATTTGTCAATACACTTACAACAGATCTGCAGGCCTTGGCAAATGTTGATGAAAATAAAGACTTGCAACAGTTTATAAAAGAGGTTAATCATCAAATAATATTATCTAGTAAGATTGATGATGATATTAATATTTTATGTTATGACAGTGATAAGAAAAAAATAACAACAGGTGATATGCCCAGAAATTTTAGTTTTGTTGATGCAAAATTGTGTGGAAGTGGTAAAGTATCTCAAAAATATTTATTGAGTTTGAAAAGTATTGGTGTTACTGATATTGTAAATTTGACAGAACACAGTGAAATTCCAGAGTCAGATGTAAAGGATATGCAGAGAATAGCACAACAATATGGTATTAATGTTCACCACTATCCAATAATTGATAGAAAGGCCACAACACATGATAAAGTTGATGAAATATTAACTATAATTGAGAATGGAAAAATGACATTAGTTCATTGTATGGGTGGAATTGGTAGAACAAATATGATATTAGCAAGTTACATTATGAAATACAAATCAAAGCTAGGTATTATAGCACCTGCAGAAGCAGTGACAATGCTAGAAACAAAAAGAAAAGTTATGGTAACAACAGATCAAATGATGTTTTTAAAAAAATTTTATGGAACATTGTGTAGTGTTGATAAAACAGAAAAAAAGATGCAATCAGGATTAATGATGTTAGTTGGTTTGCCATGTTCTGGTAAATCTACATTATCACTTGCTTTTGTGAGGACATATGGTGACAGTATATTGCATATTAATCAGGATGAATTGGGAAAATCAGAGTGTGTAAAAACATTTTCACAAAGTGCTAAAAAAAATGTGTGTTTGGTGTTGGATAGATGTAATATGACCAAAGCAGAAAGAAAAGAATGGATTGATATGTATACAGGTGTAACAAATAAAAATATGATATGTGTCGCATTTAATTATCCAGTTGAGACATGTTTGGATAGGGTAAAGTTGAGACAGCATCATCCAACATTGTCTGGACCAGGTGGTATGAAAATTATTCAGGACATGGCACCTAAATTTGAAATGCCAAATATTAGTGAAGGATTCAAAGAAATAATAACTGTAACAAATGATGAAGATTTGGACAATCTTTATAGAAGATTTGGTTTGAAACAAGAAAGAAAACCATTTGATGATACAATAATTGTAAAATTTCCTAGAACCAAACATTTGGCCAATTTAGGGGCTGCTTCAAGAGATGATTTGATATTTGACAAGAAGGAATTAGATGATTTTTTGAAATGTTCTCTTTTGATTGAGGAAAAGGTTGATGGGGCCAATTTAGGTATTTTCAAGGATAATGCTGGTATGTATAGAGTGCAAAATAGATCCCATTTTGTTGATAGTAAATATCATGCCCAATTTAAACCATTGAATGCATGGTTAGAAAGACACCAATCAGATTTGGATCATATTGTATCTGAAAGGAATTACATATTGTATGGTGAATGGGTCTGCTTGAAACATTCTATCCATTACACAAATTTACCTGATTATTTTCTGCTGTATGATATTTATGATAGAGATACTAATTCATTTCTTGCCAGAAAAAAAGTAGAAGAGTTAATAAGTGAAACAAGTATTAGTATGGTTCCTATAATTTATGAAGGTGTTGCAACACTGGAAGAATTAAAAAAAATGGTATTCACACAGTCAAAATTTTATGATGGACATGTGGAAGGCATATATGTCAGAGCATTTGATGGCAATAAATTAAAGTATAGAGGTAAAATTGTAAGATCTAATTTTATTTGTGGAGATGATCATTGGACAAAAGGTGGTTATACTTCTAATATTGTAAAAATGCATTAATTATTTTATCTAAAAGTTTATAGTATAGATATGTCAACTGTTGATGAAAGTATTTATGAAAAATTAATGACTGGAGATATTGTTTTATTCAGTGGTGCAAACAGTATAATTTCTGATGCTGTTGAATTGGCTTTATCAAGTAAATGGTCACATGTGGGTATAGTAATAAAGAATCCAGATTTTTGTGTTGATATTGGTGAAAAAGATGGATTATACTTATTGAATTCCGATGGGATGTATGGAATTGATATTGAAACAGGCAAAACAAGATTGGGTGTTCAAATAGTTGATTTAAAACAAAAAATAAATGATTATTGTGGAACTGTTGTAGTTAGACAACTAATGTCACCATTTGACAGAACAGAATTTGAAAATTTAAGAAGGAATGAGATGTTTAAACAACCATACAGAAGCATTTTTGAAAAAACTTATGATTATTTGCCAACTGATTTATTGATTACATTTCTCAATGCACATGGTTATACATTTGCTAATGATTTGTTTGACTTAAGACATCTTGATCATGTATTTTGCAGTGCATTGGTCGCTTATTTATTTTCAAACATAGGAATTATGGATACACAAATAAAATGGAGCATATGTACACCTCAATATTTTGCCCAAAATATAGATTCACATTTTATGTTTGAGAAAAATGAATCAGATTATTATTTGGAACATGCTATAGAATTAAAACAATATCAAAATGATTTTACATTTGGCATTAGCAAATGTATAATATGTTAAAGTAATATATACATAAAATGTCTGGTGCTGGAAGTGGTTCAACAAAAGGGTCAAGTGCTGCCACAGAAGTACATACACTTTCTAATGATGGCGTAATCAATGATATGACTAATTCATGCATGTTTATATCGATTTATGACTGGATGATGTTAAGACAATTAAATGCATCAACTGAAGGAGCAGAAGAATCCAAGGGTGATGGCAATGAAGAATTTAGAAATTTAATTAGTAAAAGTCTCAAATTGTCAAAAATATTGCACATCATGAAAATTTACTGTGAAACGCATTTAAGAAGAATGAGAGGTTTTGATTTGGGAAAGTATTTGCATGAATTGTACCAATATACAACAGATGTAAATGATACAACAGATGAAAGAGGTCATATAGTTCTAGGGACTTATTTTTCAGCAATTGATTTGACTGATTCAACAAAGGGAGGTATGTTTGAAGCAATTGGTATGGCCAAAAACAAATTTTCAGAGGTCAATCGCGAAATTTTTAATTGTATGTTGAAACATAGTAGCTTAAAAATAAGTGTAAAACATTTACGCAGATTGATTGGACACGACATTTATACTTTTTATCGTGATATTGATGAACATGTTAGGGATATGATTGATAAATTTAAACATTATATCGGGACTTATGAAAATAGGTATGCCTCTTTTATTGAAGGTACCCCACTATTTGGAGAACTCATAATAGGATGCTATGAAAATAGTAAAGCAAAGACGATAAATGAATATATACGTGATACAATAAATAGTTATCACAACATAACTAGTGAAAAGGTACGTGCTCTAATCAGTATTCGTCTGGAGGAAGAACCCACATCCGGAAAACCGGATGGTATGGATGTGGACGACTACATTAAAATGTCCATAGATAAAAAAATAGATGCCATAATAGAAACTGCATCTGGAATGTTGTCACAGACACAATTAGTTATTGATATATTGGCACGATCATTTGAGTCAACAATGGGACATATACAGAGAGTATTCACTGATAGTGGAATGGAGGATCATACGCATGATAATGAAATGACAATCGATGAACTACGTGCGATAGTTAGATGTGTAAATGATATTGACAGAGATAATATTGTCGAAACATGTACGCGTTATCCATATCGAAATTTAAGAAATGATTTGATACCGACATCTCATTATGATAGAGCGCGTTTACGCAGTAAAATAATTTCACAATCGATACCAATTCCACTAAATGCTGATGGACAAAACACTGTAGAACATGAAATGTGGGATAGTGCATATCCTGGCCACAGACAATCACTATTTAATTTAGCAAACATGTTGAGTTGTAACATACATGTCAATAGTTCACCTGGTAGTGGCTCAGGACAACACGCATCATTTACACATTTTGAGTATGAAAATAATAAGGATGATGAACGCCCTGATCTTGCCAACATAGATATTAAAAATATGACAATAAAAATGACAGGAACTGAAAAAAAAGGTGATGGACATTTTCAATTCATATATGACGAAACTGCCATGTCAAAAAAAGTAGATAATGAATTACTAGTCGGATATAACAAAATACGGGATAGTATTGCATCTGCAGATGCAGATGCGAAATTAAGTGAATTGTTCGATGAATATGACAAGTGGGTGCAAACATTTTATCGTGATATGATTGCATCTGGGAACTCAGTGTTAACTGTGGTTTTGCCCGAACTTCCGCCTGTAACTCGAGTCAAACCATCAACTGCAACTCCAGTTAAACCATCAACTGCAACTCCGGCTAAGCCATCAACTGCAACTCCAGTTAAACCGTCAACTGCAACTCCGGCTAAGCCATCAACTGCAACTCCAGCTAAACCATCAACTGCAGCTCCGGCAGAATCAGAAATATCGATTACCGGTCTATCTGATTCAGTCGAACCATTATATTATTCAGGAGTAGAGCAACCACATGTAAAAATTGATGTTAGACGGGTGAGACAATATGAAACCAAAATCTCTCATAAACATGATGAAAAAATAAGAGAATTGGAATCTGAGATTGCCGTTGTGAAAGAAAAAATGACTGATTCAATAAAAAGTGTAGCGAGTATTTCGGCCCGGATAGAATCTCTCTATGAGAGCTTACTGTCAGATGAAACGTCTGATGATGAGGCTGAATTCTTGATTAAGCAAATAGAGAGTTTGAATATTGATCTAAAAAATGTACAAGACGGTATTGTTATTGATACTGAAACCATTGAAAGGCTTAAAACCGAATTATCAAAAAAATTATGAAATACCTGGAATTATGATCAAAAAAATTGATAATCACACTGTTTGTACCTCCCTAATATTTTTACATGCATTCAATTCCAAATCATGACTGATGGATGTTATTCACACACAAGTACGGAGTTGACTTCTTTGATTGATCTTGAAAAACGAATGCATGGTTATTATTTGGAGCTGGTCAACTGGGTGCGCAGATTGATTGAGTTGTCTGCCACGCTGTCTCGCCTTGCATATGATTGCGAGAATACTACTGCAACACAAGATGACAAGATCAAAATTGAGCAGTGTTTTGGCCAATCATCTGAAATTATTAGTGAAGTGATGACACTAGCTGCAAAAATTACAAATGTAAAGAACATTCTCATTGCCGGAAATGTTGTGGCTGAAACAGCTGCTGCCCATTGTAATGCTTTATCAGTGTTGGAGAAACTGATAGATGGACATGATGGTTGTTGTGCCGCTGAGTATCAGACCGATTATCAAAAGGACCTTGTTAGAACCCAGGATATTTCAGTTGGTCCCGGTGTATTTCTACCAATTAAGCCGGTGTGTGATCAAATTAAGCATCATCGAGATTTTGGACTACTTATGATTGAACAGCTTAACACCATCATTGACACCTGTGTTGCCAGCCGAAATCGCATTGCTAAGAGATTGCGTGTTGTGAATCTTGAGATTGCTACACAAATTGCAGCAGGACATAAGTAATATCAACAGATTTAGTTTATTTTTATCTATTGTTTTTTTATTATCAACACAATAAATAAAAATTGGCCACATTTACATTTATCCATTTTTATTGATGAGCTTTTTCGCTCATCAATAAAAATTGATACAGTACACACATTACTAAATACAATATATTTTTTCCATTATCATACCTAAAACACAAAGAATCTATGAGTTCTGACTCTAGTGAGTGGACCTTAGTAACTTCTGTTAAGCGACTGCCGGCAAAACCAGCAGTCGTCGTACCACTTTGCAAAATTACAAGAAGTCAAGCCATTGAGAAATTGCAACAAGTTTTGTACAAGTATACTCCACGCGCTGCATTTTTGTATGGTTCAACTGCGAATGGAAACAATCGGGCAGATAGTGATATTGATGTTCTCATTATTTGGAATGGTGGTGTTCCCGAAGATATTTTAGCAATCAAGAGTGATCTGATCATGATATTTGATAGGTCCGTTGATTTAGTCAGTATGGTGTATGCCCCGAGACCCAAACAAAAACCCCATTCATATGGTGCATCGCAATTGTTTGTTGATAATGTGTATACCGAGGGTATTCCAGTGTTTCCCAAAAATGTCAAGGATGATATTTATTCAAGTCATCTGATTGGAAAGTGTAGGTGATAAACAAACAGAAAATCTTAAATTAAAGAAATGCATAAATACATTCATTTATTGTTGTCAAAGTTTTTTTGACTTCTGCATCTGTACCAATCAATGGATTAAACTCTACGACATCCATTGATTTCATTTGCAATTTGGGCCACATTTTAATGACACTTAATACATCTTTCAGGTTCAACCCATCTTTGACAGGTGTGCCGGTTGCTGATGTGAAAATGGGATCAATGCCATCAATATCAAGACTAATATGCACTTCATTATCTTTTACATATTCTTTTATTTCTGTCATGATAACATCAATCCCACTTTCTTTCACATGTGTCATAGTATAATATTTTATTCCAAGATCTTCTAAGAATTTCCATTCGGGCGGATCCAAATCTCTTAATCCAATGTAAATAATTTGATCTGGTGTCAAATGTGTTTCAATCTTGACTAATTTTTGTTCACATAGGCCAAGCAAAAAAGCAACTGGCATACCATGTGTACTATGTGTACTTGATGATTCATATGTGTTAATATCTGCATGTGCATCAATCCATATGACATATAATTTTTTGCCTTTTTTGACATAATGATCATTTAGTGCACCCACAGAACCAACTGCAATGCTATGATCACCACCGATGACAATCAGTCTTCTCAATTCATCCTTTGTCATCTGACTATGTACAGAATCATATAGTAACTGATAGCCAGTACCATCATCAAAATATTCAGGATTGATTACATCATCATATGAACTCTTGACCACAG